AAGTGAAACCTCTTTTTTGAAGGAGGACCGAAAAAGGGGATCTTCAATGTTAAATATTAAACTGGGCAGGGTGTGGTAGACTTTCGCCATTTGCCACGCTTCCCACACCAGCTCCGGATCCTCCACGAAAAGAATTCGCTTGCTTGGTTCCAGACAATGCGTAATTGAAGATGAATAGCTTATCGTCTAGATCAATCGTGTCAGTGTAAATCTTACCAGGTTCACGAAGAGTATAATCATTCGGTGCCATGGTGATTTCAGGCTGGACAACAGTCATACATGTTACTCGGTCAATCGTGTAGAACAGGCTTTCAGCCTTCTTGGGATCTTTGAGGATATCATAAATGGTATCCTCAACATCGTCATTAGTTGCTCCGAGATGCTTATTTGCAATCGTCGAAGATAGTGAATCGAAGTTCTGCAGCAAGCCCGACTTGATGAGAACCTGAATGTTAAGTTTTTGTACGAGAACCAACTGGCCTGAAGGTACAGTAATTTCTTCGTAACCTGTAGCCCCGTTAGAAGAGCCCCAAGTGGTTGGTGCGTATTTGTCTTCGTAGTTAGAATCTGACATCCTAGTGCTCCGTTCTAGATTTATATTAGGTTAGCTGGGTAAGTGCTTCGTTGTGGATAAACTCGTAGAGCTTATCTTCACCTTCGTTCTTGAGAAGAGGTAGAGCGGATCCGCCACCCTTCATCAAGAAGAATTCACCATCGGAGAATTCACCCTCGATCTTCTCATCCAACTTGCATCGGTAGAGAACGCAGTGCACGTCGCCGCCAGAGTCGGAAATAGCACGACCCGTGATTTGGAAGTACGGACGAGCATCAGAAGTGTTCTTGGTGTAAGTCTTCTTCTCGTTACCAGAAGTACCTGTCTTAGTAACTTTACCGCCGTTAATGGCAGCCAAAGCCTCAAGCGGAATACCACCGGACTCGAAGTCAAACTTAACTTTTGCACCCTTACCGTGAGTAGCTACGACACGGTCATCACCGCGCAACTCTTCATAATCTTCCTCTTCCGAGAAAGAAAGCTTACGAGCGTTGGGCAGGTCGATCGACGGATCATTGCTTAGCTGAGTTCCCGCAGGATCAGAGAATTTCTTGATCTTGATATCGCGAATACCATAAGGTAGCGCTGTTTCTGCAATAGCCATTTTCACCCTCTCTTAGGTTTACGGTATCTTAATGTCTCGATTAGCGAGCCATCTTCAGTGTTGAATCGATGTAAAACTACTTCATCTTTATTATGTTTACATAATTGCGATTTACACAAAATCTCAATCACATTATTATCAACAATAATTCCGTGAAGTTTGTTCTTACATCTAAGATTAAGACTCGACTCCATCTTCTGGTTTCTCCGTCTTATCCTTAGCAGGGTCGACAATCTCAAAGTCATTGTCAACATTTTCAAAGTAATTGAAGAGACGGGTGTCACCCTCAATTTCCTGGATACGACCGTTCAGGGCGTTATCAAAAATCACGCCGTCGTGTTGAATGTCGATGCCTGCAAAATCTTCGCTAGAGATAATGCGAACGTCTGCAGTACCAACGTACTTCACAGTTTTCTTCATATTAATCACCACCTATCTGTTTGATTCAATTTTAACTGTTTGGAATTAGAAATGATATTCTTTTAAGAGTACATTCGAAGACATCATCGAATAGGTCATCAGACAAGCCGTTGAAGAGAGCTAAAGGAAGTCGCACATTGTCCTTACCGACATATTGCTCGACTTTCATAAACTCTTTAATACAAAGATCTGATAATTTATCTATACGAACGTACGTAGGTTGAGGATCATATATCCACAACTCGAATGTCAACTTACCATGTTTACCGAAGATGGGATCAACGTTTCCCCATTTCACAACGATAAATGGTGCTGTTCCCAAAGGATTCTTCAAGTTGAAAGAACTAAAAATCCTTTTCTCAGGAATTATACTTTTAACTGCTTTTGCCGTTATTTCACGAACGGCTGCTCTAGGAATCAAAACAACCTCTGTGCAATCTGTCGGATAACTACAGGATAAAATTTATCAATGGTTGGTTCAATGATTGCGTTCTTTCCGCCGAAACGAACCTCGAGCCAAATACCGTACTCCACTGTATGGAACAATGTGAGAGTATGCGTATTACCTTCTTTTCGTCGAGTAGCTGTTAAGCCACGACGAGCATCTCCTGTACGGTCTTTCCAAGGTGCGTTAATCTTTGCATCATTCTGCATCAACCTACGATGCTCTTCCATGACATTCGCAATTGTCTTATTTGCATGCTGTGGGAAATTGCGAATCCTAGGACGTAAAGTATCACGCGTAATCTTGAAATGACCTGGGGTTCTCACCATAATAGTTTACCCTGCCCTTTCTTTCATAACCGTTGTAGTGAACAATAGATTCAACAATGTAGAATTCATTGGTTATTGGATTTTCCCAGAAGTCATTTTCTTCCATTGTGCAATCCCAAGAACCAAGCAATATGAATTCATATTCATGCATTCGCCCAACTAAACCACGTTTGTACTCGTATCCGTCTCCCTGAGGGATGAGACGGAATTTCTGAACTGGGCGTGGTGAAAGATGTTTGCGAATTGCACCACCGTCAGTTTGTTCCTCAAATAGTTGAGGAACCAAACTGATGTTCATTGGATTAGCTTCAATAAACCTCTGTGTTTGCTTTCGCAAAATTCCCAATTCAACCGCCCGGGCAGGGGGTGTTTTCGGAGGCTTATTAAGGGGCGTAACTCCTGGTCTTGGGATATACATTATCGCCTCTCAATGTAATTAACTCGACCTGGACGTTTAGTAGGTTTGGTAATATCCTCCCCTTGCCCAGACTTTGCTAGATCACGAAAATATTTTGCCATCGAAAGCAAATTCTTGTGAACATCAGACATTTTGCGACTTGAGCCTGATTCGCTAATGTCAACGAGAGAAGCAGCCTCAGTTGCCTTAATATCTAACACATTTGCCGCAGTTAGGTTAATTGACCTATTATTTTTCAGATATAGGTCCCAAATCTGCGTGTCAGAAAGCTCTGTCGCGCCTGTAAGCAGACGCACGTGCGCGATTATATTAACATCCATGATAACTCTTTACTATGAAGATTAGGAAACAAAATCAGGACGGGCTTTATTCATATTTGCATTCTTAACTGCACCTTGAAGCACATCACCTTCATCGTACAAGTTTCCTGAAATGACGTTACCACCGAGCTTAGTAACTGGCGTAGCTGGTTCACGGTGAATCTTAACCATCCAGTCACATTCGGATTCAGCGATAGTTTTACGATACCGGTTACCTCGAACAATGTTGCCTGATGGATCGTAAATAGCGACTGCTGCCCAGTCGCTTCGCTGACGTCCAGAGGGCTCTAGACGCTTCTTATTCTCCAAACCAACATTGCTAATTTGGTTCCCTTCAATGATTGTACCAATACCTGAACATGCGACACCATGATTGTAGGCTTCGCCAATGTAATTATTGGCCACAATACTATATTCACCGATAGAAATACCGTTATCGTACGAGATTGGGAGAATGTTACCAATAACACTCGTAGCGTGACAAGGCTTAGTAGCACCAATCGGTTCGAAAGCAACCGTGGATTCTGTCATCGTAATGTTGTTATTCGTGATAAGAGTCCGAATCGGCGCTTCAAGTGTATTCTTCGAATTGTGGTTAAGCCCAATACCCATACCGCCAGAAACGTTGGTAATAATATTTTCGTTTAGAATAACATCTTCTGCACTATTCTGTACAAGAATACCGAACCCAGTTGCGGGAGATGTTTCTGTTTTAGGAACGATAAGTCCAGCAGCGTTAAGGCGATTCTGGCGAACACGAACTCGCTTTGTCTTCTTTGCGTCATAGCCTTGTACAACAAGAAGAGAAGCAGAGGCATTGCTTAGCGAACATTCAACGACTTCACATTCTTCAACGTTCGACATTTGAATACCGTTGATGCTGCGAGAATCTTTTGTACACTTCATATCGAGACTGAAGTTACGGAATGTAACTTTCCTAACGGCATCTCCACCACCTGCAAATATAACTGCAGGACCAGCGAATACAGCAGGATTGATAGTGAGAATGCCAGCTTGAAGACATCCGATTTCTTTACCACTAGCCTTGCGTAGTGTTAAAGCTTTTGTCGTGTGACATTCTCCGCGTAAGCGTACAGCATAAAAACGTTCACTGTCCAAGGCCTGTTGTAGGGTCGCTGTAACATCACCAGGGCCTACATAAGCAACTGTCTGAATTACCTCAGTAACTGCTTTGTTCACCACGTCAGAAATGATGTTAGGATCAACAGGAGTCTTCTTTAAATCTTCAATTTCTTTTTTAGTAGCGAAATTATCAGTGTTCACTGGAGCTACATACTTAACCTTGCGAACAAACGCGAGCTGTTTGTCAAGAATGACACCACGCGGTACAGAATCCCACGGGTTATTGTTCTCGTTTTCACTACCCTCAACGCCACTGAAAGTATCATCAGTGAGATAAATCATTCCCACATTTGACTTCTCAGCTTTAGCAAGAACATTATCAATGTTCTTCTCTGTAACGTTGTGAACCGTGTCCATGAAGCGAATTGGACTTTCGCTTGCGAAGTGGGCAGGGTTTACAGGAGCTTCAGTGTCATTCACATACTTATCCGCAGCTTTTTCAAAACGCATGAGAATGTCAGCTGCTTCAAGCAAATCAGGTTTGGTGTTGGTTCCCGGATTAGCAACAACTAGGAAGCCTTTGCCGAAACGCTTTTTGATCTCAGTATAAAGATCTTTATAGAATGCAATTTTAGGTGCTTCTTCAGCAGACCATCCATTGATCATTTCATCAAGGAATACACCCTCGACTTTGTACCAATCAACGTATTTCTGAATCTCGGCGAGAATCTCTTCTTTTGTTCGCGTTGCTTTAATCGTGCGAACATAGCCAACGTTAGGACGTCCAAATTCGCGCCACTTATTCGTGAGGTTCACGAACTCCTGAATCTTAGTATCACCAGCTCCTGAGCGCGGGTTGATGATAGCGAATCCAACTACATCAGCATTTGCGAAAAGAGTTTCCCATTTGGAGCCAGGTTGATCTTGATCAGCCCACCAATAAGTAACAGGTGTCCAATACCGCTTAGTTGCATCGAACCAACGGAAAGGATTGTCTCCCTGCCCAAGCTTACTTACAGCTTCATTCACTAGCCTAGTTGCATCGTCAGCTGAGATAAATGATTTTGCTTTCAAAAGTTCTTCAGCTACACGCGTAACTTCCTCTTTGCTTACACCCGGTGTTTTGGGAAGTTTATCAATTTCACTGGAAATTAATTCTTTAGCTTTTGTTTCCGAGATACCAGTGTCGATGGTTCGCAACTTCTCGTCGACAATTTCATTTACTTTATTGGTATCTACTGTAGGCTTAGGTAACTTTTCAATCTCGCCAGTGATAAGCTCTTTAGCTTTAGTCTCCGAAATACCTGGATTGATGGTACTAAGTTTATCATCAACGATTTCATTTACTTTTTCAGTAGTAACACCAGGAGTTTTAGGCAGCTTATCGATTTCACTCGAGATAAGTTCTTTGGCTTTAGTTTCAGAAATACCTGTATCAATAGTTTTTAGCTTCTCATCAACAATTGCGTTTACAGCGTCGATGTTAGCAGGAGGTCCAGGTGGACCAGCTTCTCCGCGTTCTCCTCGCTCGCCCCTTTCTCCAGGCGTCCCATCTTCACCTTTGACTCCCTGTTCGCCTTTTAAACCAGGTGCGCCTTGTTGTCCTTGTTCTCCACGTTCTCCAGGAGGTCCAGGTAAGCCTTGAGGACCACGTTCACCTTGTGGGCCTCGCTCTCCAGGTTCTCCTTTAGCGCCTTGAATCGCAGGTAAGTTTTTGATCTTATTATCAACAAGCTTATCAACCTCTTCTTGAGTTACTGTACCGCTAGGCACATCTAGAGGATGTACAGGCACAGCAATCTTGTACCGAATAGAATCATCCAATACAATTGTGTACTCCCCCGGATCGGCATAGAACGAGAGGTTACCAAGAGCATCAGTGAAAATTGGGTTCGGGGCAGGGTTGCCTTTAGTGTGATCGAGATAGAGATCTGCAAGTTGGTTTTCACTATTTAAGACAACAACTTGCACATTAATTGCAGGACCATCACTGAATCGAACATCTTCAGGTCCCCAAAGTCCGGCATATTTATACGCCATTCTTATCTCCTTCGTAGAACTTTAGCTTTTCTCTAACAGAGTTTAGCTCCATTTGTAGTTTTACTATAAGAACTCTCGCAGATAATAATTCACTCTGCGTCGTCGCTAGTTCCTTATACGTTTCATTGTACAGGCTTTGTAAGCCCTCCATTTCAACGACTGCGGCTCCTAAACGAGCTTCGTACATTTCTCGACTAATGTCGAATATTTTTCCATTGTCTTTTATGTCATCTAAAATCCTATCACTCTTTGCATGGCATATTGAACGAAATACACCACCGATGGCCTCGCGGTTATTCCACAAAACAGTAATAGTAGCGACGAAGATACTAACATATACAACAATGGGATGTTGCATAATAGAACTTGACACTAGAACCTCTTATTTATTTAGAATTCGTCCGATCTCAGCTAATTTAAATATCCGAGCATTAGACTTAGAAAACATATAGTGAAATATCGCAACTACAAGGATAAAGTTCACCGAATTTCTATAGCCGGGGAAGCCATCATAGAGCTCGTCAATGAACATACTTACACCTAAACCGATATACAGCACAAAAGCAATTGCATGCAAAATGCAGAGTGCACCAGGTTTAGCCACAACGCAAAAGAGGCAGATAGATATACCCACAAACATAAAAAGAAATGCCCATAGATTAATGGAAAAAACCTTTTCTATGGGCAAATACTTAGCCATCTTGTCTAAGTAATAATCTATCCCTCTCAAAGTGGCGGATATTCCGAGAAATATTTGACAAAGAAATACTTAATTCCTGCTCTACCATAAATTTTTCTATCAAAAATAGTATCATATAAATTAAATAATAAAAAATGGATACACAAATAGAAATGTTATTGGACAGCATATTAGAGGTTTGTCCACAAAAAATCTTTGCCAAAAAGGTAAAACAAATCAAAAAGAAGTATAGCTTTAGAAATAAAGATACTATGCAAAGTATTCGTGAATTATGCTACCTTCTTTATATAATGGATCAAGAAGAGTTGGCTTTGCAAGTAGCTGCTCTAATAGATAAGCTCGAATATAAGGGAGATATGCTTATCTGGATGAATGTGTATGGAGTGATAACTGTAGAGAGTCTTATTTATGCTAAAAGAGGCGAAAATGAGAAGGTGAAAATATGTAGAAAAACCATAGAAGACGTATATTTATATTATGGAGATGAGGCTGAACAACGTCTAAGTATGAAAATATTTAAAAGGGTGATGAATGGAGAAGGTTTCTATCTTG